CAACGTCCTAGCTCCGCGTACCAAAGCATGTCTACTTCGCAAAAGTTGAATGCGTTGTTGATGGATACGCTTCACAACAAGCAGGATGCGTTGTTTGGGTTAGGCACGGAAGTCGGGCGCTCTAGCTTACCGAGTCGTATAGGTAGCGCGTTTATTGGGGAAAAGGGTCGTCCTGTTGATGTGACGATTGATCCACGCGAAATAATGCCCGGCTATGCTGGCTATGCGCATGGGGGTGTGGTGCATCGTGCAGAAGGGTCTCCCATGTATGGTGAGGGGGTTGATACAGGCCCCATCACTGCGGACACGCGCAGGGCTTTTGCAAATCGCCAAGGGTTCAATGCGCGGGAGGTACTGGCTGCGTTAAAGCGAATAGGTGCGGAAGGGGTAAGTAATTTTGAATCTTTGGCTCGTGGGTCCGTGGCTGGTGTACCGGGCGTGGTTGGAGATATTGAATCCTTTTTTCGTGATGACAAGAAGCGCAAATTTGCGACATCAGAAGAAGTAGAGCGTCAATATTTGCCTAAACGCTTGACTGCGCCAACAAAAGAATCGCAAGGCTTTGTTGAAATTGGCACTGCTATTGATCCAACGATTGCGTTGAAGGCTGCACCTAAAACAGCAAAGGCGGCAAAGAAGGTGGTCAAAGAACTTGGACCAACAGCTGCTGCGCAATTAGAGAAGCTTGCTCCTGTTGCACAACCGATGTACGCGGTTAAGCCTAAAGGCGGGGTGTTCTATCCGCAAGGTTCGGGGTCAACGATTGATGAATACCTAGACAGAGTAGTGAAACACGTAAGTAGGTATGGAGAAAATATTTCCGGCAAGGATGCGCAACGCGTTGCAGATTTTATCCAAGACAAGGGTCGTCGATATTTGACGACAACGTATGGCACGGGCAGTGATCCTTTGCGAGATGCAATCTTAGAAGGTCGCTTAAAGCTTACGGGCGACGATGCGGAGAAAATTCGTAGATATGCCACCAATGCGGCGAGAGAAGGAGATCCGGAAGCACTGCAAGATGTGGAAAGAGCGTATGACGCGTTGACTAATATGCGGGGCACTTTAATGGTCCCTGAAAACACGCCGTGGCAAGAAGCAGCAGGAAAAAGATTGGCAGCAAAAACATCTGAATCCGAGAAGATGTTGAAAGAAGGAATGTCAGAAGATCTGATAAATACATCTATTACGAGTAAAGAACCCAAGGAATTGGCGAACACTTACTCTTCAGATGCAGAGAAGATGTTGGCAGCGCTGATAGCGGGAGAGCGCAGCCCAGTAATTGGTGCGGAGCAAGCGGCCCTTATGGCCACACAGAAAGGTGAACCTATTTATGATCTTTCTTCTTTGCCTCAACTTGAAATACTAAGGCCAGATGTTGTGGCAAAAGGTATTGCAACAATTCCGGTGGATGAATTGGTTCGCATGTCTTATCCGGAGATGATAATCCGTGGCGCAAAGAACACTCTGCTGGAACGTAGTGGGGATGCCGTAATTAAGACGCTTGAAAGAGGAAAAGAAATTCCAAAGAAGTTTTACTCCGAAGGGGTTACGCCAATTAAGGATCTTGAAAATGCGGGATGGGTTACAGTGGATACGCCATTTGCTGTTAAGTTAGAGGGTGCGGCGATGAATCATTCTGTTGGGGGGTATGCAGATCCCGGAAGCTATGGCCATGGCGGTCGTAAAGCGTTCTTGGAAGGAAAGGCAAAAGTATTTTCTCTTCGTCCGGATGGAGGAAAACCAGCAGTTACGGTAGAGGCACGAGTTGACCCTGACGGTTTGTATATAAGCCAAATAAAAGGCCCGTTTAATAGCGCCCCTACCCCAGAAGAGCAGCGTAGGATATTTCAACTTTTTGACTCATTGCGTCCATATAAATTTAAACCAGAAACGTACTCAAGAAATAGGGCTGGAGAAGCAACCCCAGATAGTTCAGTATCCATCGATTGGGGCAATGAATATCAAAACTATCTTCAGTATCAAAACAAAGGCGCTGAATAAGGAACGACCATGCCAATAGAACGCATAAACAGTTTGCCTTCGGGCGAAGATATCGAAATCATGCTGGAAGGCGAAGGTGAGCCACCAGAGATTGAGATTGAGCTTGAAGAAGATGGCAGCGTTGTCGTCAATATTGGCGAAGAAGAAGATTCAGAAGTTCCTTTTGATGCAAATCTTGCAGAGGTCTTGCCAGAGGAAGTTCTGACTTCTATCTCTAATGACCTTATGATGCTTTTTGAGGCGGATAAGTCTTCGCGTGAGCAGTGGGAAGAGCAGTACGCCAAAGGGCTAGAGTTGCTGGGCTTCTCAATGGAGGAGCGCACTAAGCCATTCAAGGGCGCGTGTGGCGTGTATCACCCACTGCTGTCAGAGGCCATTATTCAATTCCAAGCACAGGCATTAAAAGAGCTCATGCCCGCGGGCGGGCCCGTGCGTACGCAGGTGCTCGGGAAAGAGACGCGTGAGCGCTTGGCCCAAGCGCAGCGGGTCAAGGAGTTCATGAACTACCAGATCACCACCAAGATGCCGGAGTACACTCCGGACTTTGATCAAATGCTGTTCTATGTAGGCTATGGTGGTTCGGCGTTCAAGAAGGTCTACTACGACTATGACAAGGGCCGCATGGTCAGCAAGATGATCCCGGCGGATAACCTGTATATCCCGTACAACGGCTCGTCAGTGATGGCGGAATGCGAACGCATTACCTACCGTTTTCCCATGTCCACCAACACCTACCGCAAGGCAGTAGTACGTGGGATTTATTTGGATGGGGCAGAGGGGTCAGAAGATCAAGAGACCACGCAGGTACAGGAAGAAAAAGATCGCCGCGTAACTGGTGTAGTCCCATCTGGGGACGAGGAAGAAATGATGTTCTTGGAGTTCCAAGTCGATTATGACTTGGAAGGCTTTGAGCATACGGATGAGGACGGTGAGCCAACGGGCATCAAACTGCCTTACATCATCACGATCGATGAGGTATCTAGCAAAGTTATTGGTGTTCGCAGGAACTGGAAAGAAGGCAACGAAGAGAAGAAGCGCAAGGAATACTACATTCATTACCTGCTAGTTCAAGGCCCCGGTGCGTATGGCTTGGGCTTTTTGCATTTGATTGGCGGCTTGTCAAAGACTGCATCTGCTGCACTGCGCCAATTGACGGATGCGGGTACGCTGAATAACCTCCCTGCGGGTTTCAAAGCCAAGGGTGCTCGAATTGAGAATGACGATGTGCCAATTTCTCCGGGCGAGTGGCGCGATATCGATGCGGGCGGCTTGGATTTACAGCAATCTTTGCTGCCACTGCCTTACAAAGAGCCTAGCCAGACATTATTTGCACTGATGGGTTTCTGTGTGGATGCAGGTCGTCGTATGGCCTCGATCACCGATATGCAAGTGGGCGACAGCAACCAAAATGCTGCGGTAGGTACCACGATCGCGCTGCTGGAGAAGGGCTCTTCGGTAATGTCGGCGGTGCACAAGCGTCTGCATTACAGCCAGAAGCTGGAGTTTGAGCTTTTGGCAGAAGGCTTTGCTGAATACTTGCCAGATGAGTATCCTTATGATGTTCCGGGCGAGACTCGGAAGATCAAGAAGAAGGACTTTGATGAGCGAATCGATGTTCTGCCGGTGTCCGACCCCAATATTTTTTCGGTGGCGCAGCGAATCACTATGGCGCAAACGCAACTCCAGCTTGCCCAATCTGCCCCCCAAATGCACAACATGTATGAAGCCTATCGCCGTATGTATGAAGCGATTGGAGTCAGGGATGTAGATGCTATTCTGACAAGTCAGGATATTGATAAGCCTAAGGATCCAACAAGCGAAAACTCACAGGCATTGGATGGCTCACCGCTGAAGGCATTTGCTGGCCAACAGCACGACGCTCACATTATGAGCCACCTGATGTTTGGTCTGTCCCCAATTGTTGGAGCAATGCCTAATGTGGCCATTGCGCTTCAAAAACACATTTTTGACCACATCACCAAGAAGGCGGAAGAGTGGGTAGAGGCTGAGTTGTTCAAGCAATACGGCGTAGATCCTGATAAGTTGGTGTCCCCGCTCCAGCGCGAGGCAATGGTGGCCTTGAAATGTGCAGAGTTCTTCCAGCAGGTCAAGCAGCTTCAGGATCAGCTGTCTGGCGCAGCCCAGCAGCAACCCGATCCACTCATTGAATTGAAGAAACAAGAGCTTGCACAGTCTGCCCAGCGGGATCAAATGAACGCGCAGATCGATCAGGCGAAGCTATCCTTTGATCAGCAGCGTGAGCAGAACGATGTGACTATGGATCAGGCCCGTCTTCAGCAGACAGAGCAGCTTACTATGGCCAAGTTGGCCCAAAACCAGCAGAAAATGGCACAGCAAGGAGGCCGAAATGCCCAAAAAACCCAATAAACCGTCGAATTACCGTGAAACCAAGCCCGGGAAGGTCAAGAATGTTCCACGTGAAACAGTCAGTGACCCCCGAGTAAGCTATGTTTACCGTAAAGATGCGTTCAAAAAGGTTAAAATTGCTTAAAAAGTACTGCCATTACATAACAAAATGTGCATAATGCGCATGTAGCCTTCAGACAGGGCCGGTACTGTCTGCAAACTTGGAGTAATCCATGCTCGAATTTACAGAAAAAGTGCTTTATGCCATCCGTACGCTTCGGAAACAGTCTGAAGAAATGGTAATTGCGGGCGGCGTGAAGGACATGGAGCATTACAAGTTCCTGATGGGTCGGATTGAAGGCTACAAGTTCGTTGAAAACGAAGTTTTGGACCTTTTAAAGAAAAATCCCAACTCATAAGGACTTAGCACCATGACACAAACCGCGTTGGAGCAGAAATGGGCACAGGAGGAGCAGGAAAAGGTTCCTTCTTTAGACGATGCCTACTCAGAAGACGGCAGTCTGGCCGTTGAAAAGCTTGAAGACTCCGTTGTAAATCGTATTCCCCAGCCTACAGGCTGGCGCGTCATCATTCTTCCTTACCGCGGGGCAGAAAAAACCAAGGGCGGCATTGTCCTGTCTGATCAAACCCGAGAAAAACAGCAATTGACCACAGTTTGTGGCTACGTTTTAGCTGTGGGCGATCTTGCTTACAAGGACGAAGCAAAATTCCCCAACGGCCCTTGGTGCGCGAAGGGAGATTGGGTAATTTTTGGCCGTTACGCGGGTGCGCGTATCGGTTTGGACGGTGGCGAGATTCGAATTCTTAACGATGACGAAATCTTGGCTCGAATCAACAACCCAGAAGACATTCTGCATATGTGAGGACGATGATGACTAACACAGTACCCGACAATCAGCTGGAGTTCGACCTTGGAGAAGGCGAAGAAGAAGTAGTGGTGAGTCTGGAGGAAGATCCTTCAGAAAAGGACAAAAAGCAGGAGTCCACGATTCTTACATCGGCGGAAACTCCTGCTCCTGACGCGCAAAAACAGCATAGTGATGAACTGGACAACGTCAGTGAGAATGTCCAGCGCCGTATTTCAAAATTGACAGCAAAAATGCGGGAGGCAGAGCGCCGCGAACAGGCTGCGTTGGAATATGCCCGTAGTGTTCAGGCAAAAGCGCAAGAGTTGGAGCAAAAGCTGGTGATAACTGATACCAGCCGCTTGAACGAGGCCAAAACCCGCATGGAAACCCAAACGGCTACGCTTAAGGCCATTATCAAGCGGGCGCGGGAAGAGGGCGACTTTGATACAGAGACGGAAGCGCAAGAAAGGCTGATGGAGTTGGCCTATGAGCAGCGCCAAGTTCGTGATTGGCTGGAGCATCAGCAACAAGCGCCCCAGCAACAGGCCGCTGCACCTCAACCGCAAGCCCCTCGTCAACAACAGCAACAAGCCCCCACCCCTTCACCTAAGGCAGACGCATGGGCCGCCAAAAATGATTGGTTTGGCAAAGACAAGACCATGACCTATGCAGCATGGGGGATTCATGCGACTATGGTGGAAGAAGAAGGATTTGACCCGGAATCAGACGAGTACTATACTGAATTAGACAACAGGATCAAACAGGAGTTTCCTCACCGATTCCAAGCTGTCCAACAGACTTCACAGAGACAACGGCAGAACGTGCCCGCTGTTGCTCCTGCTGCCCGTAGTTCGGGTATAAGTAGCGCACGCCGTTCGGTGAAACTATCACCGAGTCAAATTGCTATTGCAAAGAAACTGGGTGTACCTCTTGAAGAGTACGCTAAATATGTGAAGGAGTAAAAAATGAGCCAAGACAAACTTACTATCGACCGCGCTCCTCGCGCAAATCGCGAAAAAGAGGCCCGTCGCAAGCCTTGGACTCCTCCTTCGCGTTTGGACGCACCCCCTGCCCCTGAAGGCTACCAGCATCGCTGGATTCGTTCAGAGATCAATGGGTTTGAAGACAAGCAGCACGTTTATGGCCGTCTTCGTGAAGGCTATGAATTGGTGCGTAATGAAGAGCTCCCTGAAGA